ACTATTTATAGTTACTCGATGTATGGCTTTAATTGTATTAGTTGTTGTGAATGTATATTGACCTGTACTTGTAAATGCTTCAATAGTACGATCATAAACATATACAACACCAGCATCAGTTAATGTTGATCCATCTACCACGACATTTGCAGCTGGTGCACCAATTCCAATTTGAGCACCATCGGCACTAACGCTAATTGCATATCCAAAATCTTCGTTGGCATTTCCAACAATACTGCTCATCAATAAATAAGTCGGACGATATGAAATTTCAATTGGGGTATTTGAAGACGGTACTGTTAATATAGTTATATATGTTTTATCAAATGATAAAGTATAATCTACATCTGGTATGTATAAAATACCATTGCCGGTGATTGCTATCTGAGATGCATTTAATGGAGTTAGTTCTGCTCCTAGTGCAATTGTAGTTGATATCGGCAATGGTCCAATAATCGAAACTTTACGAGCAGGAACTATACTACTATCCAACGCATACACATAAACTTTATTGTTTCCAGGAGCAGTAATATATAACCACAAACTATCTCTACTTACTTGAACTACTGTGCCAAATTTGTCTGATGCATTGCCTCTAAGAATTTGTAGCAAGTAAAATCTTGCAGAAGACTCATTTTTATAATAAATGTATACATGTCCTTTATTTGATTCACTAGCAGGTGCACCAATTATTAATATATCATTGGTTAAATCCAACGAATAACCAAAATCCAATGTTAGCGCCGAAATAGGAGTTAAACTTAAACTACTATCTTGTATAAATTGATTGTCGGTATTTTTAATAAAAATATCCACAACTCCATTAAAATTGTAAAGCGGAGTTATTTGTCCTGCTTGATATGTAGTATTGTACGGCGATCCTACTGCAAGAATAGTAGTATTATCATTCATTTTTAATGAGTAACCAAAGCCGTCATTTGCTGCGTATTGAGATGCTGTTTTTGTAATAGCCGAGGTAAATTCCCATGGTGCTGATCTATTATATACGCCCCAATCGCTAGTTGGAACGACATGATCAATCCATACTTTTTCACCCGACTGCCATCCATTAGGCGGAACAGTTAACCGAACATTTTCCATATATTGGAATCGTAAACTATCTAATGTAAATAATATACCATTACCAGTTAATGTTGTTAATGTCGATGACGCATTTGCATATCGAACTAGGATTGTGTTTAAATTAACTATTTTATAAACCTGATAACAATTATCAAACTCAGTACTAAATCCTTTTATTAATATAATATCAGCTTCAGTTAAATTGTGTCGCTCATAGCATTCAATGGAAATAAATCCATCTAATGCGTTGCTTATAATAGTTACAAAATTATTAGTTTCAGTAACTCTAAAAACATTCCAGTTTTTTGAAAAATCTTTAGCACACCAAATTGTATAGCCTGATCCGATTGCTGATAATTTACTACTCAATTCTGTAAAATTTGCAATATCAAAGATAGTAGTATCAACATCATTGATATTTACATATCCAGCAGTAGGCATATCATTAACATAATTAGAAAATTGATCTCTATTTTTAGCAATTGTTCCATTAAAATCGCCTGATGATTTATATAATTGCTTATTATTAAATATATCAACTCCATTTGCAGTGTTAGCATTAGCGAGATCAACAAATTCTAATATACGAGCATTAGTAGAAAATATCTGTTCATCTAATATCACTTCAACAAATGGATTAATATCCAATGCTCCGTATTCGCCAACACGAACACCCCATTCTTCATAGAAGTTAATTTGACCAGTTATTATATTAAATTGAGCATTAGTCAATGCTTTTACTGAATTTATTGTTCCTTTCTGTTTAATAAATCCTTTATATAATTCAACTTGTGTAGAATCAGTTAACCCAAGATTATCAAGATAACTTCTACTTTTAAATCCAATTAGCCCATATCCATAATGTGATTGATTACTATTAATGCCGCCCTGGTAATACCTTGAATTTGTATCATTTGATTCAGCATAGGAATCATAATACGTTTCACTCTGTTGAGCAATAGATGCAAAATTAGGAATTAATCCAGTATTGATACTTGAATAATCAACTTGCTTCCAACTCGAAAATACAAATTCGTCGCTAGCTATTGCCTTAATTAATGCTACATAATATTGCGATTTAAACTTAACTAAATCTCCACGTAGATAATCATGACCTGGATTCCAATTTTCTATAACTGCTGAATTGTATATAAATCCTGCTGGACTTAAGCTGCCGTCCCAATTATTAGTTTTTTGTCCAATTAATTTTAATCTAAATTGTCTATTTCCTAATTCAGGTTTATAAATTACATCGTTAAAAACTGTAATATTGTCAAATATCAATACATGCTCATATTGTACTAAATTTAATGAAACTAATCCAATGATTTGACCATTTGTTAATCCGATACTAAATTGCGTAGGAGACCGCATAACTGAATATTCAACATTTTGTACAATTGTAAAATTTTGATCAACTACCCTGGTATCATCAACACTATCATTAATTTTATCTACAATTACCCCATTTGTAATTACATTAATTGAATTAGCAATCGGACTTACAACTAAAATACTGCCTACTGGCCAGCCTTGTTGTGTCCAATATAGAAATTCTTTGCAACTAAGTTGCCAATTACGAACTTCGCCTAAGGTATCATCTAACTCAGTAAATATAAATCCTTGTGATTGCAAATATCTTTCATAACTAATTAAAAAATCAACTAGTTGTTGTTTATTTTGAAATTCATATCCATACGGAACAGTAATTAATAAAAATTGATAATCAAAATATATAGTTGCATCTTTATTGAGTACTGTTATTTTAGAAGAATGACTATTAACTATACTAGGTATTATTGTAAAATACGGATTTAATAAATTGTATCCGCGAACACTATAACCATTATTTGTTTGTTCAATGATTACTGCACTATATACAATTTTTTGTATTGGAGTTGATTTATTTAAATGTATATTATAATTTTCATTAGGAATTATGATACTATCATTGGTACTAGTCGGACTATATTGCTCGGCTAAAATTTTAAGATATTTTTTATCAGTAAATCCAGCAGATTTATATGATAAATTAACTTGAAAGTTACTTATTATACTATTAATTTTATTATATGGATTAATACCTTGATATGTTAAATAATCAGCAACCCAGTTAATATAGCCAGCACATCTAACAATAGCATTATTTTCATTTTTTCCATTTACTAGTATTTCATCTTGTCTGATATGTTGTTTACTTGATGCTATTATATATTGTTTTAGATCTAAATCATATTTATAATTTTGAGTATCTATTAGATTACCAAAATATATAGCTGGTTTAGTTAATGCCATTGCAATTTGTAATGCATACGGAAAGTCTGAACTACGATGCCAGGCGGACTCCACAGGACCGATTTCGCCAACAGCCCATGCTGCTGTTGCATTTTTGCTATTGAAAGATGCTGTTAAAAATTCAACCGGACTACGTAAAAATCCATTACTATCAACCGGAATAATAGATAATAATCCTGGACGAACAAATCGACTGTCAATACCTGCACGTGGACCATCAACTATTTGACCTGCAGCAAGTTGTTCCCATAATAAAGCATTACCGCCAGTATATGGTGCTGGACCATAATAATTTACCCACCAATCAGGTTGTTCACTAAATCCTAACATTTCCCATGGGGTTTGATGAGGAGTTTCGGTATCAAAGAAATATTTATATATGGCTTTCCAACTACCAGGTAATTTCTCGCCGTTTATTGTATCTGAAAATTGAGAATAATTCCACGTAAATGGATCATTGGTTAAGAATGTTGTATTACTTGAATAATCTAATTTATTATTACCAATCCAACTTAAAAAACTCTGGTTGAGTACCGAATTAAATTCTGCCAATGAATAATTGGTATTTCTAAATTTACCAGGGATAAAATCATTGACGTTTATAATAATATTGTTTGTATTAATTTTAATATTGTTATATATTCGTTTCTCTAATTCTAATAGAAAGTTATCACGGTAATCGTCAAATACTGGAGTTTTACTACCATCATGGCCAACAATTACATTTATAGTAGTTCTATAAGTATCGTCTTTAATGATTCGAGGAACATATTTTGGATATAATCCTAGCTTGGTTGGTGTTTCAGGAATATAATTACCATCTGTATTGGAATATTCAACAATCGTAAGTCTATAATCAACATCTAATATAACACTATCAGAAATTATTATTGCTGGACGTACTTGATCAAATTGATAATCTTGACCTTTTATTAATTGTACGTTATTATTAATAGCAACTAATGTAATGCTCGTGCCAACACCGTATACTTGATAGGTGTTGTGTTGATAATGAGTTGGAGTTACACCAGCACCAAATCTAATTTTTAAATCATTTTCAAATATAACGCCAGACGGTGTTACATATTCTAATTTATTTAATATGTCTGATGTAACATCAATTCCAGTACCTTCTTCATAAATGGCACTAGGATCTGAATTGATATAGACTAATATAGCAGTATTACTTAATACTGCATCATTGAATACATTGGTAATTTCATATCTTCTAACCAATGGATCATATATTACCATATCAATGATATTTTTATTAGCACCGTACGGAACCATATCACTATAATACCATGGAAATGCCGTGTTCTTGAATCCATTTATACTAGATAATATCCGATCAACTCCATTAACTGGATCATTGCCGTTAATACCAGTTAAACTAATACTTAATTCTAAAAATTTATTTTTAAATTTATGATATTCTTGTTGTGCTGTTTTTATCGATGTAATTACATCAATTGATTCATCAATTAAAAACAACGAAGCATAAGGGAGAGGAGCACTATGTTGTAATATATTCCCTCCTTGACTTTTATATTGGATATCTCTAAGATTATTTGCACCAATACTATTTCCAATTACATCTTTACTATTTTGTGTTAATTCAACAACATGGTTTCGCATCTGACCTAAAGTCAATGATGTAAAATTTAAATTCTGTGCATTGAAATCTAAGTTTAATGGAACTTGATATGAGGTTAATGCTGATGAATCGTTACTATATACAAAGATATCAATCTTATCGCCTATTACTAATGTATCAAGTACTGTTATTTCTAAATTTATTCTACTCCATTGTGCAGTATCTAATAATTTACTATTTTTATAAACTTTGATATAAGGAATAGAAGCTTCGGCTGGATCCGGAGAAACTGGTATCGTAAATGTATTAATAGTATCATAGATATATGATATCGATTGATATTGTTTAGTTAGCTCAACAACTGGGTTCCAAATATTTCGTTGTTTGAAATTAGTTCTATCGGTATATTGATGAAGGACTGTGGTATTTACTGCTATCTCAGGTATAATATTTGATCCAGCATCGTATTGAAACACTTCAGTATCAAAATAATTTTGAAACTCAATTTCGCCTTGTGTAGAAAAATTTCTATAGCTTAACGGAAAGCCAAGAATTGGATCTGCCACTCCAACTGATGGTTGTTTGTATCCAAATATGCGAGTACCTTTCAACACTGAATTACTAGTTTCTGTTGTGCTAGCAAGCAATTCTGCCTTAGGATAAGTTGTATAACTTATTCCTGAATTGTCAAATATATCAAAATATGGTGTTTGATGGAGTGCAATCTTTTGTTGAGCTTGTATCCAATCTATTCCATTAAACCACCACGAAATTCCTTTAAAATAACTTTGAGTAATTACAACCAAATCATCTTCTTCAACATTAGCATCGTCAGCCCATGTTAAATTAATCTGTGGGGTGCCGATTAGATTACCGTTATTATCATATTGTGGATAAACATACCCAGGATTATGAGGATAAATGAAGTTAATTACATAAATTTTGTTTCTTACCAACGGATCATTATCATTGGCAAAAATTATACGAAGACCGTTGGTTAATTCAAGTCCATATGCATTGGTTATAAATTGGCCTTGCAGAGAATTAAATGCATCTGTTGTTGTATTGTCTAATATGTCAACCGGTTTTTTTCCAATTTTACCATTATTTGATAAACAAATATTAGGTTCAAATTCAATAATTGGGCGGACCGCTCTTAACGTCTGATCATATATTACAGGTTGTGTTGGATGATTATATGTATTAGTTAGCTTAATAATATCACTATGGAACCAATGGTTATTACGTGACCATGGATTTAAATCTAAACTGCCACGATTAATCACAACATAATCAGGAAAATTATTATCGCCAAATAATGCGGATAAAGTAGTATGATACTCTTCAGGACTTACCATCCAATCAACAGGAGTTAATGTGATTCCTTTTCCAACTCCTTCGACGTAAAATTCTGCATTTTGATACATAACTGGAGTCACGTCAGACCCAAATTTAACTTTTAATCCATTTGTAAAACTAACACCAGTTGGACTTGTATAATTTATTTTATTTAAAATACTACGTTCAATATCAATTGTCCATTGTTGTACGTCAACTATTTGAATCTCACCATATATTTTAGTATTTGTACTATCTTGGTAGTACAAAGTATCTCTATTGCTAGTAATTAACGGAACTTCTTTTAATAAACCATCATAATCTCTGTAGAATTCTTTATTGGCATTGGTTTTGCCTGATTTAATATAAACTTTTTCATTAATCTCAATGGTACGTATAGTTGAGTCAGCGTTCTGATTAATCAATGTTATAATGTAGTCATTATTTGGTGATGTAATTGGATAAACATTTTGTGATACGTCATCAAATCTAACATATCCTCCGCCTGTTGTAAAAACTTGGGCATTTTCATACTGAACCTTAACAAAGTTACTGTTAATCACTGATTCGGTAACAATTGCACTTGCGCCTGATAATTCTTGAATAATCCGTGTACCTGCATTTGCAGTAATATTACCACTAAATGTTAATATATTGCTAAATGGAATTAGCTTAATTGTCCATAATGATACTCGTTCTGCATCAGGAACTGTAGTACCTAATGTAAATTGTGATAAATCCCAAATTCCTAATGAACTGCTATCCCAATGTGTTTCATCCCATTCTAAGGTATTATAAAGACCTTTTATAGTCCAAGCTTCTTCATATACATTAGGATCTATTAGATACGAAAGTGAGTGTTCGTTTCCAATTTTGTCTTGATCAACAAATACTAAAGTTTTACCATCAAGTTGCCCAATCATACCATCAAACCCGCTGGTATTAAGTAAAACTTGAGATAATAAATTATATTGAATATCACTATAACTCAATGATGTTGTAAAATCTGCATTATAAGAGATAGGCATATTGATATACCTATCTTGAGCAGATCGTTGAGGAACAGTAAATGTAATAGTTCCAGAATCTGCTCCGTTGTTTTTTACGCCTAATACATTCCGAGAACTAATAGTAGGAGTTCGCTTAATAACTCCAGCTGAGCCTACTTCTGTTTGTATCCAAAAATTATATCCAATCTGATCTATATCAAATGTATATGTTCCTCCTCTTGCTAAAACAATAGTAGGATTTTTAGTACTCTGAGATTGAAATAAATATGAGTTAACACTACTATCTCTAACAATAGTATATGCTTTGTTAAACTCAACTCCATTAGTCGAGACATTTACTGCATCAGGTCCATTTGGTAACCAATAATATTGACTAAAATTTATAAATTTGTCAAAATCAATCAATGGATCAAAACTATAGTACTCATTTTCAAATAATCTATTATGGTTATTTGTTAGGCCACCATAAAATTTAATCTTATTTAATAAGTCAACGTAACTTGCATAGAATGTCACTGATAATGTTGTATCTTTGACTACAATACTTGGTTCAAGTTGATATGCTTGTCGTTCATCGGAGATTTCTTGAACGTAACTATCTGTATTTTTATATGTAGGTGCAAATGTTCTGCCAATATATCCATATACTTTTTTAAGATCAGGCTCGGATATTAGTTGGTCTAGTGTAGCTGATAAGAATTTCTCATTTGTGTTAGTTTGAAAAATTGCTGGTAAAAAGCCAAGTGTTTTGCTTGCCATTTATATAACTCCGGATTGATTTAATTGTGCGGCTGTAATTGTAGTAATAATTTCAATATTAGTAACTGTGGCTGCACTAATAATAATTTCATTAAACTCAGCATTTATTTGAAATAAACTACCAAACACGTTATTAGAACTTGCAGGAACAATAATAATGCTAGAAATATTCGGTGCTAATGTACTATGTAGATATGCACTTAATTCACTAAAATAAAACGTATCACCAAAATCCCAATTGTTAATGTCAAAATATGTATTAATTGCCGCAATTATACTTGATTTAACGTCATTATCACTGATATTAATATTTGGATTTTTTACTACTTTAAATGTTGCTTGTAAGTTTGCTTCAGCTTTACTACCAAAAATTGGTTTAAATTTAGCTGAATTGTAAATAATAGTGTCACTTATACTTTTGTAACTATCTAAATTACTAAATTCTAATTCAAGTTCAACACTAGTTGGAGAAATTGGCTCAACTACTGTATTTGATGAATCTTTTATCCACGACATATAGTCTGCTGAATATTGCTTAGTTAATATATATAAATCAACTATATTATTCGGACTTGGGTCAATTCTGCGATAATTTGGACTATTATGTTTGTATTGAAAATATAAATTGGATCGACCAATAAATGCCGAGTAACTAGTTGCTTCAAAAATTTCATACTTAGCAACATTAATTCCTTCAGCTAACCCAGTAACCAACAATTGATAAAATTTATCAATTGAATTAACATAAAATAATTGTCCATTATTAAACAATGTTTGATTTAATTGTATTTCTTTCAACGAATTAAATTCTGAATTAATTAACAAAGAATCAACAGGCTCTTTAACTACAAAATTATCATACCCTGTTACACTGTTAAAATATACATACTTAAGTTTGCTATTTGTTTGCGGAGCAACAATAGTATTAAATATTTCAGGATTGTCTGGCAGACCATTATTATTTAAATCAGCAAATGTTATTAAAATCTTACTTGAATTTTTGTACCCATCAATTTCAACTACATTTTTATATACATGCCACACGTAATCAATGGTCAATGGAACCGATGAATCAGGACCTGCGTTTATTTTTAACACAGTGATTTGATCTTTAATTGTAAATCCTGTCTTAGGATCATATATTTTAACTGAGTTATCAAAATAAAAATTAGTTTCGTTTACACTTTCAAACACATAATTTAATCCACGATATTGTATCGTATATCCAACTGCGGTTAATTGGAAATTAATTAACCAACTATTGTCAGTGCCTTGGCCGGTTATACTACCAGTATTTGATAAACTAAATTTATCAGATCCGATATCAGCTGATTCTACGATATTCCATGTATAATTTTTAGAATCATATCTCAATGCAAAATTTTTGTTTGATAGACAAAGGCTAGTAATAGTTGATATAGTATCTGTTAATAATTTATTAGCAAATGCTGGGAATATCCCAGCAACAATAGAACCGGTTGGAACATATTGACTTAACGTAACTGGGCCAAATCCATTATATAAATTGCCTTTTCCATTATTTGTTCCATCATCTATAATATTTGTTGTTGCAATATAAATGTAATATTTGTCGCCTGAATTAGATAAAGGACCAGGAACTATTTTATTTTGATAATCATAATGGTTATCGACTCCGGCATAAAATTTAATAATAGCGCCTTGTCTAATATAGTTATTATTACTATTTGTCTGACTGCCAACTGCTAAAATTGAACCAACTGAATTATAAAAATAACCTGTTACTCCGGTTGCTAATTGTGTAGACATATTCCAGTTTGTATCAGTACTTACAATCACTGGGTATTCAGAATAAACAAATTGCAGTAATTCTTGTGATTCTATAACTGGCATTAATTGATTATAGATTACTTTAATTACATCGTTTGTTGAGCTAAAAATAAAGTTAAACGATTTTAAAAAACTTTCTTTATACAGATACCCATCGTCAGCAAATATATTGGTATTTGAATATGTCCCGGTGGTATCAATTACATCTAAATATCGACTTATTCCACTAGATGTTCGATTCACTGCTTTAACTTTAACAATATTACTAAATAATGTATATGGTAATATGTTATAATCTTCACCAGTAATCATACGATTTTGTGTATAATATTGTTGTGGAGCTTTTTGTTTAATTTCCTCAACTGTTTCTCTCGAACTTGCATTTGCCACAGTATATTGTAAACTTGTACGTATATTAATTGTTTCTACTCTTCCGCTACGACTAGTATAATTAATAGGTATAACAATATTGGTTAACTCAGCTGGAGTAATTTTATAATTTGTTCCATTTGACACTCTATAAAATAATCTATAATCGCCTTGCGGAATTGAAGAAAAAGAGCCATCACCAAATACTAAATCAATTTGATCGCCTGCTCGACTATTAACCTGATATAAGTTTTTATTTGTTAAATTATTATAGATAACATTATTATTATTGTTGACAACTGGTACTTTTTCCCATAAGTCGCCAAGTTGACGTTGAGACGTCAAACTATATAGCCAAATATCGGTGTTATTAATATTGTCAGTGTTCACACTAAAACTACGATTAGGAATACTTTCTTGAAAGCTAAAATCTATATATTTTAATTCGCCTTGTTTAAAATATAAGAAAAATCCAGTGTTTGCACTATTATTACCAAAGTTATCATTTCGATAAAGTAAATTAAATGAGCTATTCGGACGTGGATCATTTTCATAGATATTAGTACTATTTAAACTAGTAGGACTAACAATTTCAAATTTTGTGCGAGTACCATCGACTGTTGACAAAAAGCCATATGTTGGTGTTATACCTGCTATCAGATTAATCTGATATTCGTCGTTAATAATTCCGTTTATTGTCTGACTATTACTTGGTTTACTAATAATTTGATTAGAATTTAAACTAGAATTAACAACAATCGTAAATTGTTCCAACCAATTGCTGTTTCCTAAATCATTCCAATTAACAACTAAGCCGGATAAATTTAAACCATTACTATCATATACTTGTTCTGTAGTACTAACTGATACAACTTTTAAAAATCCACTTGCAGGAATATTTCTCTTTGGATAATAACTAATTAGTCTTGCTAATTTTAATACACTGTCTCGACGTTGTGCAGTATCAATAAAACTTTCTCGTGCATTTAAATCACCACGGAAAGCTAAACTTTGTCCTAAAAATGATATTAAATCAATTAGTGCAATAAATTCACTACTTTCAATAAAATCATTAAAGTCCTCAGGATAATATATCCTAAGATAATCAATCATTGATTTACGTAAAGTCTGAAAATCATAACTTTGAAAATCAGCATTACGGAATGTCTGATAGACCTTCGTCCAGTCCTCAGCAACTAATAAACTTGTTTGTCTTGTTGTGACAGCCATACTAATTTCCTATATAATAAACATATTTATTACTAGAAAAAAACTACGTATTTAATAAATTAACTAGCAGTTAACGTTTTTGCATTATTATCAAATTGTAGATTTAACGAGTCTGTTTGGTTTGTAATAACATATCGAAGTTCTAATTCAATTTGAATACCTTGCAGATATTCAGTTATTATTACATTATCAACTGAAATTCGAGGATCACTATTGATAATAGTTTTGATATCTGTCAGAATTATATCTTTTAATTCATCAGTTAACGGGTCATGTATTACATTCCAGATTATAGTACCAAAATTTGGGTTCATTAATTTCTCACCTTTGTGTATGTTAAAGTGATTCATTAAATCTTGTTTTATTAAGTCAAACTCCGTTAACCGAAACTTTTTAGTTTGATTAATTGTACTAAATCCACGATATATAATAGCCATAGTTATATTTACCTTACCTTATCCTGCTAATATATTTGAAACCTGCGACGCAAAAGATGCAGCAAATTTACCTTGTTGGAATAATTTTGCGGCTATTATACTATTTGTGCCACTACTCGCATAATCATATGCACCAGTAACACCTAATGTATGTGCAACTGCTAGCCACGCTGATATTTCTTCAGGTAAATCAATATTTTTTTGATTAACAATACCGTTTGCACATAACAGGTTATAATTTTTTTGGGTTTGTTCTATCATTACTTGTTCTTGGAGTAAATTATTTGATAAAAATTCACTCAAACTACTACACTTAGCTGGAATCCAATTGTTACTAATATCAAGTTGTGATTGTTTTGTTACTGAACTTTTTATTAATCCTGCACTAATTAATGCTAGTATACTAAATTGATATTTTCCTATTCCGGTTGTACTCATTACGTTTTTCCTATTTGTGCAAATAACGATGTAACATGTTCTTTACTTAGACTACCAACTTTGGATGTACTCAACGGTTGCTTTCTAATATCTGTTGATGTAACTGGATTGGAAACCGGAGTACCAGCGGCGCCAGTAAAATTTCCTTTTGAATCAGTTAGTTTGTCTTGTGGGCCACTTGCTTTAGGAGGAACTCCTTTGGATGGATCTGCAGGAGCCGGAGCCGATACTATCTTTGACATTGATTTTCTATATGATGGTTCGTGTGATGGAGCAAATGCAACAATAGTTCGAAGTGCTTTTTCTTTTTGAATCCAAATTCCATCACTACTTAACGATGTATCTATTAATTGATTTATTGGAATAGGTACAGGCGCGGTTACTGCTGCTGCTCCTCCGCTATTTTGTTTAATTGTTGCT